AGTGATTCCTTCTTGTGATATGTTCATATTTTTACCCCCATGTACCGTCATCTTGAACTTTAGCAGTCTTTTTACCACCCCAGTACTCAACTGCATGTCCTTCTTCAACAAGCATTTGACATATGTTTTTATTATCTTCTGTAAACGGTATACCCAAGATTCTTCCATATTTACCTTTGCCAAGTGATTGTATTTTAAATTGACCAACACAAAGTTCTATTAATCTATCTTTAGCTTTTAAGCCTAAAGCTTTTTCTGCTAAGTTTCTTGTTCTTGATTCAGGTGTATCAATACCAGCTAAACGAACACGCTGTTTGTGTAATTTGACGTCAAAACCTAAATCTAGCACTACATCTATGGTATCTCCATCTACTACCCTATCCAATATAGCATTGTATACAAATGGTGTAACGCTATCAGACATTACTATTGCTTAGCTTTGCCTATATTCAATGCTAACAATTCTATCAGCTTATAAAGCTTGGCTATAATTGCGTCATCTTTTGGTGTTGGTGTTAAAGCACATATCATTGATGCAAGAGCAATGACACCTGTAATAATACCTAACCATTGTCCAATAAATCCGAACATTATGTCCTCCTTTACTTTATTGAATGCCCATCATAACAGATTATTCTGCTTCTTTGTCAATTGTTACCTTTCTGTAGTAAACAACAACATCTTTTAATTCTGTGATATATCTCTTAATTTCTTGCATGTTATATGCCATAACTTCGTAGTCAGGTATGGTCATAGCTAAAAAAACTAACTCTCCTTCTTGTTCTTCTATAAATGCTAATTGTTCTTTGTAGTTTTCAGGTGTTACCACAATCCACATTGGTTCTTGTAAATCAATTTCTCTAGGCATAATAGGTTGTACAATTTTCCTATCTATTGGTTTTGCAGATACTTCTATTTGTTTAGTTGGTATCAGACTGCAATTGGATACCATTATCAAGGTCATCAACATCACTACTGATTTGCTCAATATTCTCCATGATATGCTTTGTTCCATTATTTATTTTCCTTTGCATTTCTACTGGGTCTGCCAGTATTTTTGCAGATAGTTCATAGTTTTGTATAAATTGTGTATATCTATTTAGTTCTCTTTGTGCAGCTTGGCTTTTAAGAGAAAGTTCGTTCATTTGTTGTGTTTGTAATTCAAAATCTGCTTGTATTGATTTTATTGCTTCTTCTTGTGTTTCAATAGCACCTTCAAGTGCCTTGTTATTTGCTTTTAGTGTGATGTTTTCTTGATATAACCAGTAACTACCAAAACTTAAAACTAAAATTATGCCTAAAAGAACTTGTTGCATTAAATATCCTCTATTATGTAATTAAGACCTGATGCACTTCTATATTCAATTAATCTATTATTTTCATCACGAAATTTAAGATGTTTTTCTTTTTGCACTAAAATTTTTTTTGATATGTAACTTTTATCGTCTAAATCTCCATATTCTTTATTAAACGATACAGTGATTTTGTACCTTGTGGTAAATAAACTTATAATCCAGTCTACTACCTTTTTTAATGCCATGTATACACCTGTAATTTTTCTTTTTTACCTTTAGCTTCTATGGGTTCTAAAGGTATCAAATCAAATTCTAAAGCATTTTCTGTTGTTTGACCAATAAG